TAGTGATTGTACAAGCCAATCAATTCGTTTACGTTTCGTATAGTATTGCTTATCTCTCTGATAGGTGGGTTTTGGAATCCTCCTTCAGGGTTTTTAGAACGGTAGTACATTACACCCGTCTGCTCGTAGATATCTTGGATATCCAATGGAGATAGCTCACCGCCCGAACCTAACTGAACGTTATCTAGTCCCTCGATGTCAATCATAATACCATCAGGCTTAGCCTTAGCGATAGACTGCTGAATTTTCAAGTGTGTAATCTGTAATTGGTCAGCAAATCCAATAATGCTAGTCACCATAGACTTAGGCATCATGCGACGTAAGTTTGTAGCCACGATAGAGTAAGACAGAGTAGTTCTGCTTAGGTCGTGGATGTTACGCGGTTGGTTGTGCTTTTTCCCGTAATTCAATAGTACATCAGTACCATCTATATATAGACCACCGTATAAACACATGTTCTTCATGAATACAGGGTTTCTGTCGTATACAGACTGAGTAGGCATCTTGTACTCTTCTCCCTTGAAGTAGAAGCCCATATTTCCGTAACGAGACATCTTCTCCTCGTATACCATTTCGTCTAGACCGATATACTCAAAGTCTAATACGTTTACTGTGTATTCGTCATATCCATAAGACTGACGACCTGTGCGTTGGTCGTAGAAGTTTCTAGCTACTTTAGAGCTATCGTTTCCAAATTTATTCTTTACTCCTTGACCTATTCTTTCCCACTGCTCTTCAGAGACGCTGTTTCCTGCAATTCTCTTTAGCTCCATGATTGTCATGATGCGAATCTCCCCTGCGTAAACCAAGTCCTTGAGGAAAGGGTCTTCAGAGTAAGAGTGGATTAAATGACTAGGGTCAACGTAGCGCTCAACGATACCGTGGTTAGGGTCGTTTTCACGTTTTACTGCAGCCATACCACAGACTACTAAATCCTCTACAGCTCTACGGAACGTACTATCATTAAAGTCGTTCCACTCTAGGGTTAGGTTACATGCAACTTGTGCAGCAATCTCTGCAGCAATCTTGATGTTTGTGTCCATGAATATCTCTGCCTCTTCCTGTGTGTCAGGTAGGTTGTCGATATCATCTGTTACCTGTGCTCCTAAGTCGCGCATCTCTTTTAAGAACTCTTTGTTCTCGATAGCAGCTTTTACACGAGCCTTCTTGTTTTCCTTCTCACCACGTGAGATAGGGTCAATAGCCTCTAAGTTAGGATAAGGTTTTTGTGATAGTATTTTGTTTACTACGATTTTAACGAACTTGGGTACGATAGGTACAGGAGTCCAATCTAGGTTGAGTAGCGTTCCACCGCCACCTACGCCATCAAGACTGTTAAGTATCTGCTTATATATCTGAGTAGACTGAGTTCCTTGAGCGTAATCTCTAGCTCTTTCAAACTCCTTCATTCTTTTCTGATACAAAGATGATGTTGACTCTGTTCCACCCCATTGACCTAGGATGGCTTTTGCGTATGCCTTACCATATCCTTGAGAGAGTTTCTCTGCAGATTTTGCGGTAGGGTCAGGGAAATTTCCGTAATTCTTCTTCATCGTAGTGCGTTTCGCTCTTGATTAACTATTGTGCAAAGATAAGAAAAAATCCCTAAGCGTTCGGGTTGTATCGTCTGAAGAATGTCTTATTAGTAAAGTCTGCCTGTTTGGTAACTTTAGGTTTTATTTGAGCAGCCAACAAACATAGCCCACTAGATATAGTTAAATCATATTTTGTACGATTATCTATACGGAATCCAATCCAATCCTCTAGGGTGTCTTGTAGGTACATCTTGCCCATTTCTCCCGTGTCTACATTCTCACCTACACTATTATGTATATACGCCTCTATAGCCATAGCGTGAGCCTGTATAACTTCCGCTGAGGTAGATGGTATACCTTTAGTCTTAGACTTAGATGCTCCACCCCCTAAATGCTCAGGGCGGTCAAGCAGATACTCCAAGTACCCTCTCTCCTCAAAATAACGAGCTATACCGTATTTGTTGTTCTCGATTAGGATTGGGTAGCCGAAGTATACTGCCGCCATCAATACGTCTTCATAAAATATCTTAGCCATTGGTGGGCGCGAACAGTACTCTGCTACGAATACATTGCTAGCTCCATTCATGCTGAACTTGTTGTAGAAGTGACAAGCACCCTTAGAGCCACGACCATCAGTAGTAGCGTCAAGGTCATAGCTATCGACTCCTCCTACACCTAGGTTTCCGTGTGGGGCTTGATAATGTCCGTTACGGTGTTTTGACTTTATGTTTCTGTTATCCTTCTTTGGCTGCCATGATAGAGTCCATCTACCCTCGGGTGACGGCTCAAATACAACCTCTGAATCCATGACTCCGCTTTTCCAATGGAAGTTACCCTTTACTACAGGGCTAGGGTACATCATATCGTTGTACTCCTTCTGCTCGTATATTTTACCTAGGTTAAACAGACTACTTTCTACTGAGTCACGGAATGCTTCTTGTGTAGAGAACGGAAACTGACGAGTAACCTCGTTCAATTCGTTAGCGTCGTTCTTTAAGGCTTTTCTCTCGTTGCTGAGGTAAGTCCTTGCACCATAGTCGATTAGCTCACCGTCGGAAGTTTCAACAGCAGTTTCAGGGTCTTCAATAATTGGGTTTCCGAACTTGTCGAAGAATCCTTCAAGCGCTTCGTAAGCGGGGATGAATATACGGTAGAGCATAGACCGTGTACGGCCATTTGCATTTCTTTGCGTTGGGTCTGAGTCATTCCAAAGGTCTTTATATTGTTCACCACCTTTCGCCATAGGGTTGACCGTAGAGCCTACTAATGCAGTACCTACAATCTTACGACCTACAATCAAACAGGTTCTGTTAATACGCCAAGCCTCGCGTATGTCAGCAGGCTTCTCCCACTTACCTGCCTCATCTAGGAATAGGTAGTACAAGCGCTCACCATCATATGCATTGTTGGTTGTGTTCTTCCAATTTATTATCGTGTTCAGTGCCTCACCTGTCTGAGCTGTCTTATTGTTTTTAGTAATCTTTTTCGAAGGCTCACGGAAAGCAAGCTCGACACGAGGGTTAGTAGAACCATCTTGAATAGGTTTAAAGAAGAAAGGAAAGTGTCTATACATTGATACCACCTTTTTCATAAAGACGTTATCACGTGCATCCCCACCCGTCTTAGACATGATGCCTAATACCTTGTCCTTCACCACTGTCCCCTCTGCTAACAAAGTAGCAACAGCCATGTTGGTGTATCCCGAACGTCTACACTTAGTAAACAACTGACCTACACATCGTGGGTCAACCTTACAGGCTTCTGCGTGAATAAATAGTTTGCGTTGAAATGCGAGGTAGTCCCCGTAGAATGAACCATCAATCTTCACCCACTGAAGCATGAAGTAATGTGTTCCTGTTATGTAAGTTTTTTTACCATCAATGTAAATCCAAACCCCTTCAGACCTACGCTTAAACTCTTGCTCGATATATGGACGATAGGCCTTGCGAAAGTTACTTGGCTGCTCCGCCCACTCATCCATAGAGCGAATCCCTTTGATGGCCGACGGCAGGGCTTGACGCTTCCAATACTGCTCATCCCTACTATTAGAGGAAAACAACGTCTCATCATCAGAGGGTTCACTAGGAAGCTGTATAAGCAATCCTTCCAACTCGATGATTTCACCCATCGTATCGTTAGGACATATGTTAATGACTTCTTGCTCATACCCTTCTATATTCTTTAAACCTGCCATACCTTAGTGTACAACGTACAAATATACGTTTAATATATTAATTAAATGTTTGAACAAATTACCTCTTACTGAAGCGTTCTGCGAATCCGCCACCGAAGTCTTGCTCCTCTTCTATAGTACCCGTCTCTTTCGCGTTCTTAATCATTTGCTCTATATCCTGTCTAACAACCAACAGCTCCTTAGCATCCATTGCTGTCTGCTTTATTGAGGCTAGTTCGGCTTTACGAGCAGAGCCCGTGACCTCTTGGTCGACGGGCTTCTCTATTTCCTCTATCATATTATTGATTGCTTTCTCGGTAGCCCTCAGTAGGTTTTCCGCTGCGTTCAATGTAAAGTTAAAATCAGACATAAGCTGCAAATATATAAGCAGGCTTCATACGGAATACTTGAGAACCATCGGGTAGAGTAATTCTGTAGTCGGCATTCTTACCGTACATAACAAGGTCTCCAACCTCTAGTCCTAGCTCCTCTGTACCTGCGCTAGGGTATAACACTTTGGCCTCCTGCTTAGCTTCAACCAACTCAGTTCCTAAGAACAAACCGCCTTCGCTAACAACATCAACCTCTTTATCTTCTGTTGCCTCTAAGATTACCCAATCACCTAAAACGGTAACAGAGTCATCCTCATGTATAACCATGTAAGCCTGCCCGTTAATCTCGGTTGGATGCCAAGCTACTAGGTAGTGGTCTTCTCCAATTCCGTACTTCTCGGGTTGTTGGTTCACGTGGTGATGGAACACTAAAGTATCCCCAACCTTAACTGACTCAGGTAAATCAGCCTTAGCGGGAATAGCTTTAATAGTACCATAAGATACACGCCCCTTGAAGTCATCCCAACGGGTGTCTTTAATAAGTTCAATCCCTGCTACTTCGACAGTATCTCCGAACAACTTAGGGACGTGCACTATGAAATCGTATAATGGTCTCATTATCCTAGCTCTATATCATATTCAACAATAACAGGCATATTCTCAATAGCCTTCCATAGGATTACTCCGTCTTCGTTCTCTACATATATAAGGTAGCGTGAGCGTCCGTAAAGTTGCTCTGCGCGACCATCAATCGCAATAGCGTGGATTTCTCCACCTCCGTATACTTTTTGTCCTACGACAAAGGCGAACCCATTCTTTGGGTCACGTCCTGATATAATTTTTCTAATTGGCTGCTCCATCTTCGTCTGTGTTTTTGTTGATGAAGTCCATCCAATCCTCTGAAGTCCAATCCTCCGTATCACGTAGGTCTGTAGGTAGAGACGGTGAGTCCATCTGTTGGTAGTATTGTACAGCGATAGATAGAACCTCATCGAGTTCCTCTTCGTCTGCTACTACATAATCTAATACTGTCTTTAGTTTTGCTTCACCTTCTTCTCCCTCGGTGTAGATACCACCTATGAAACAGGAAACCCATTGGTCTTCGAGGTCGTACTTCTGCACGATGGCCTTAATGCCCTCTAGCTTCTCAGCTACTTCCTCAAAAAACTCTTGTGGAGCATCTTGATAATTACTCATAATTTCTGTATATTTAATTTAATTGGGTTTATACCCATACTACAAATATACAAAATAAAATGCCTAAGAGCAAGCTACATAAGAAGAAGCTGAACCGTGCGTTCCTACCGCTACAGGACAAATACGTTAAGAGGAATTACCTCAAGTATTACAACCTGTCTATTAGGGATATGGTAAAGTATACAGACTTAACAAGAGCCGAGTTGGAGTTCTTGATGTTTGCTTATGACTTAGAGTTCTTTGAGATTACTTGGGCTGCAGAATCATACGGGCAAAGCCGCAAGAAGCTATACGAGCGTATTATTCTTCCGTTGAAGAAGAAAGGCTACCTTCAAGAATATCTCGGTGTAGGCAAGAACGGTGAAGACGTTGACATACATTTCAACATAAGGCGTAATGCTCAGAAACTGTCTGTAAGTCATAAAGGTCGCCATAATGTTCAGCGTACCTATCGTAAGATAGAGGGAGAAGAGGAGATTAGGTACTAAGAGAAATACCTCCGATACGTTCTGTGAGCCCACTTTTGTAAGTAGGGAGCTTCCGAGCTTTCCACTTTTCTTAAGTCCCTCTCTAGTTCCCTCATGGGTGGTTGTATGAATAAGATGTACTCCAAGCAGAACAGACAAAACCGTAGCTTTGTTGCGAAGACGTGCTGCATCAAGACTTTTGCGAGCGCCCTGAAGCCATTTCCATTTAGAAACCGTTTCATACCTGAGTGTTATTACAAATACAAAGGTAGCGATTATATTTTTTACTTTGCTAACCATTTCTGAGCCATAAGTATCGGATAAGCAGGGTAGTACGAGACAGCCATTACAGCTAAATATCGTCCCGCTTTCTCAACTTCAAACAACTTCGTCTCCTCAGCCTGCTCTTTTGTTAAACCAAAGTTTTCTGCTTCTTCTTCTGTAGGCGCTCTGAAACATTTCTTTGCTATAATAGAGGCCGTATAGTTATATATGAATGCTGCTCCGAATGGTATTGCTAGTATTGTGTATATCATATATCTAATATACAGAAAAACCCCTGCTCTCACAAGGGTTCTTCGTAGATACTTACCACCTCCTTTCTTTAAACGCGTTAGCGTTCCGAAATTTTACAATTCCGAGACTTTTATAAAGATAAGGTTTAGGTATTAAAGTTTGTCCACAAATTTAGCGCCTATGAATAAGGCTACTGCGGCGAACAATCCAAAGAACAAAGCTGTAGGTAGGCTAGCGCTAACTAATCCTGCTGCTACTGCTGCACATCCGATACCTTGACCGAACTGTGTTAAAAATGCTTTTACTTTTTCCATGCTGTAAAGGTAGTGAAAAAAAGAACCCATCACGACGGGGGGAAGTAATGGGCTCTAACATCGGCGGCACTTAGTTAAGGTAGCGAATCTCTGCCCGCGCTGATGTAATCGTTATCTTTTTAACGCTACTATAGATATGACTATAGCTGTTAACGATATTAAAAGGTTTAATGCAGGGAACAGATAAGTAGACCACAGTCTGTCTCTCTTTTCTTTCTTTTCTTTTTCCTTCGCCTCAAAATGCGGCTTCATGTACGCGTCTATTTCATCTTGAGTTGGTGCGAGGTATTCTCCTCTTGGGTCGTCGAAAGGTAGGTCGTCCATTATAATAGTCTCTCTAGGATAAGAACTAAACCCTCAACAGCAGCTATGAGCATGACGATATATTTAGAGTAGTCCGCGCTTTTCGCCTTATCCCCTTTTTTATAACCCTGAAGCTCTGCTTCCGATTTTATCAAAGCGGTTTCAAGTTCTAAGATGCGCTTACCGTTCAGTAGCTCCTCTATTTTTTTATCTTCCTTCTTACCCATGGTACAAAGATAAGCAATTAATACGAGCCGCAACCTGACGTTTACATACTATTTGTCAGTATATAACCTGACCTCATAGAGAAAACCTATCACCCTAATAGATAAATACAATGAAGATAATTAGTAAAACAGCCTTCTATTTAAAAAATATACCGTACCTTTGCCTCAGTATCACATTCGAGAGTGTGAATCACTTGTCTTTCTCACTCTTGTCTTCTTGTGTTGTTTTTCAAACACACACACTAATCTTCACAAATGTTTAGGGCTAGTTATATTCGTTACGCACTTGCGTCATCACCTCGTTGATAACAGCCTATCATAGCACCTTATAAGAAGTGCTTTCTAACGTCCTATCGGACTGTCTCCCTTATCTACATATTACCATCTCTAGAAAGACGCTCTAACGCGCTCTTATGACACGTCACCCGTCTATTGCAAAATGGAAAAAAGGTATCGTACCTCTAATAGTGTCTTTTTAAAAAAAGTGTGAGAAATAAATATGGTGGGGATTATATATATACACACACGGTGCGACACCGAAACGGAAACGGAATCCGAACCCCCCTGCCTATGATTGCTGCTGATTGGGTCAAATACTTTTGGCTTTTTGGTCTCATGGTCTGCTTCACAATGCGCCCTAGGTTTTAAGGTCTTGATTGAGACGTAGTAAAGACGGGGACTATCACACCCCAAGAAAATACCTTTCCTCTATCTATCCTGCTACGGGGTATCCTATAGACTCGCTTAGTCTGCGATTGGGTGCACGTTGTCAGTGCCTATGGTTAAAGGGGTTTGTGGATAACGTTCGTACATGTATCATTTTAGGCGATGCTCTTTTAGGGCTGTTTGGCTTGCTTTGGCGTAACCATTCTACGGGGGCTGCAGGCCGATAGGCTGCCTAGAATATGGCGCTTTTTGGATTGGCCCAATATGACACTTAATGAAATCTGACTTTTGAAAAAATCGGAGCGCTGTGCGCTAGTA